GCTCACCAAGGTGCGCCGCACGGCCGACGATTTCGACATGGCCGAGGTCGACGCGATCATGAACCGGTCGCCGGTCACCGAAGCCGTCATCCGCCACTGGCGGGAAAAGGCGGGCGAGCGCCAGACGGTGGTGTTCTGCTCGACCGTGGACCACGCGCGCAACGTGACCGCCGCCTTCAACGCGGCCGGTGTCGCCGCCGGGCTGATCCACGGCGACATGGCCGATAGCGACCGCAAGACGACCCTTGCGGCCTATGCCGCCGGCGAACTGCGGGTCGTCGTCAATGTCGCGGTGCTGACCGAGGGGTGGGATCACCCGCCCACCTCATGCGTCGTGCTGCTGCGGCCGAGCTCCTACAAGTCGACCATGATCCAGATGGTCGGTCGGGGCCTGCGCACGGTCTCGCCCGAGGAGCATCCCGGCATCATCAAGACCGACTGCATCGTGCTCGACTTCGGCACGTCGACCCTGCTGCACGGATCGCTGGAGCAGGACGTCGACCTGGACGGTCGCGAACCTACCGGCGAAGCGCCGACCAAGGATTGCCCGGACTGCGGCGCCATCGTGCCGCTCGCCACCATCGAATGCCCGCTTTGCGGGCATGTCTGGGAGCGTCCCGAAGGCGGCGAAGCAACGCCGCTCGGTGACTTCGTGATGACCGAGATCGACCTGCTGAAGCGGTCGAGTTTCCGCTGGTGTGACCTCTTCGGCGACGATGCCGCGCTCATCGCCAACGGCTTCAATGCCTGGGGCGGTGTCTTCTTCCTGAACGGCCGTTGGTACGGCATCGGAGGCCTCCAGAAGCAGCGGCCGCATCTGTTGGCCGTGGGCGAGCGCACCGTCTGTCTGGCAGCGGCTGACGACTGGCTCAACGAGCATGAGAGCGACGAGAGCGCCCACAAGACCCGCCGCTGGCTGAACCAGCCGCCCACCGACCGGCAGCTCGCCTTCCTGCCGCCGGAGTCCCGGCAGGACTTCGGGCTCACCCGCTACCAGGCCTCGGCGCTGCTGGCCTTCCGGTTCAACCGCGACGCCATCCGCTCCCTCGTCTTCGGCGCGGCCGATGCCGCGCCCGAAGCAGCCATCGGGAGGGCGGCATGAGCCATGGCTTCTGTTTCCCCTACCACGGCCGAGGAACGGCGGCGGCTCTGGCATCCGCGTGGAAGGCTCTGTGCTGTTTGCCGGCGACCCACCCGTGGCTTTGGCTGGTTCGATCCGGTGCCATCGAACTGGCCGCGCCCCTCGGTCTGGTTCTGCTCGATGGCCTGCCAGGGCTTCTGGACGCGCTTGGCGCGGGAGCGCTGGGCCATGGTTGATCTCACCGAACAGGAGAAGGCGGCGATCCGCGCCGCCATGAAGCCGGTCGCCGAAATCATGGAGGAGATCGGCTGGCAGACGCGCTTCTCCGATCTCTCGGAGGCGCAGGTGCTCACGCTCATCGAGGTCGCCGTCGGCGGCTTCCAGGACGCCATGCACGCCATTGCTGCTGAAGACGAGGATGTGCCGTTCTGATGCTCGACTACAACCGCCGCCCCACCTGCGCCGAACGCATCAATGCGGTGATCGACGAGGCGATCGCTGCTGAACGCGCGGCGGTTGCGCCCAGGACCTACCTCGGCGGCTCCCGCCTCGGGCACCCGTGCGAACGCGCTCTGCAATTCGAGTTCACGGGGGCGCCAAAGGATGAGGGCCGGGAGTTCTCCGGCCAGACGCTGCGGATCTTCGAGATCGGACACGCGCTCGAAGATCTTGCCATCGGCTGGCTGCGCGGTGCCGGGTTCGATCTCTTTACCCGCAAGGGCAACCGTCCGGACGGCGAGCAATTGGCTGGCGCCGACTTTCAGTTCGGCTTCTCGGTCGCGGGTGGCCGCATCCGCGGTCATGTCGATGGGATCATTGCCGCTGCTCCGCAGCAGCTGGGCATCGGCGTTCCCGCGCTCTGGGAATGCAAGACGATGAACGCCAGGAACTGGCGCGAGACCGTGGCCAAGGGCGTGGTTGTCGCGAAGCCGGTCTACGCCGCCCAGATCGCCCTCTACCAGGCCTACATGGAGCCGCAGGTCCCCGGCATCTCCGACAATCCAGCGCTCTTCACCGCCATCAACAAGGACACCGCCGAACTGCACCACGAACTCGTGCCGTTCGACGCAGGGCTCGCCCAGCGTATGAGCGACCGCGCCGTGCGGATCCTTCAGGCGAGCGATGCAGGGGATCTGCTGCCGCGCATCGCTACGAGCCGTGACTTCCACGAGTGCCGGATGTGCCCGTGGTCGGATCGCTGCTGGGGGCTGGCGGCATGAGCGAGAACAAAGTCGTCTCCCTCGACGCTTGGCGCGACTTCAACGACGCTACGCCGCAGTCCGATCCGTTCGACATCGAGCCGGATCCAGAGCAGATCGCCGTCTTTCTCGACGTCGTCTTCGGTTACTGCGAGGGCTGGGTGCCGCTGCGCGGGTTCGTGGACAAGGGCCAGGGCATCGACGGCCGACCCCACAACGCCTGGATCGAGATCGACGACAGTTTGCTGGAGAAGGCGGTTTCCTTTGCCGGTTGGGCAGCACGCGAAGGGGCGGCCTTCTATGTGGTGCCGGGTACGGTCGCCGAGACCGGCAAGGCCAAGGCCGCCGATGTCCAGCAGATGCAGACGGTCCTGGTCGACCTCGACGCCGGAGACATTGCGGCCAAGCTCGACCACCTCATCCGTCATCTCGGCGAGCCGACACTTCTCGTCGAAAGCGGCGGCCGGACGCCGGAAGGTCTCGACAAGCTGCATGTGTGGTGGCGCTTGAGCGAACCGGCCGAGGGCGAGGACCTCGCGCTGGTGTGCCGCTTGCGTGGCGACATCGCGGTCAAGGTCGGCGGCGACACGCATTTCCGCTCGGCCCACCAGCCGATCCGCCTGGCCGGCTCCGTCTATCACAAGGGCGGGTTCAAGCGGCTGGTCAACATCCGCCGCCATAGCCCGCGGGTCGAGGTCCATCTGCACGACTTCGCCGAGATGGTCGATGCCATGCCGCCGCTTTCCGGGGTCGGATCCGAGCCAGGCCCATCTTCGGACAAACCCTCGATCACCGATGTCCTGACGACACCGGTCCGCGAAGGCGGCTCGGACGACTGGACGCGCTTCCAGGGGGCGAGCGCCGCGATCGGCCACTACGTCCGCATGGCGCACGAGGGCCGCATGAGCCGCGACGACGCGTGGGAGGCGATCTGCCAGTACAACGCCGCCCAGCTCCGTCCCAGCTGGCCGCTCGAACGTCTCGCCTCGGAAGCACAGCGCCTCTGGCGGCTGCACGAAGAGCGCCACGGACCGGCCCTCGAACGGATCGCTGTTCCGCCGATGTCCGCGCTTCCGGTTTTCACGCTCGGCGCACTGCTCGACGACGTGAGCCCGATGCCCGAGGACATCATCGCTCCGCGGCTGCTGACGCCCGGCGGGATGCTGGTGCTCGGCGGCGCCCCCAAGGTCGGCAAGAGCGATTTCCTGATCAGTCTGCTCGTCCACATGGCGGCGGGCGTGCCGTTCCTCGGCTTCGCGCCAAGCCGGCCCTTGCGGATCTTCTATCTGCAGGCGGAGATTCAATACCACTACCTGCGCGAACGCCTTCAGGCGATCCGGATCGATCCGGCGCTCCTGGCCGCGGCGCGCGACAATCTCGTCGCCACGCCGAAGGTCCGCATGCTGCTCGACGCCGGCGGCGTGGGCCTGACCATCGCCGCGGTTCGCGCCCACTACGGCCATGGCGCTCCCGATATCCTCTGCATCGACCCGATCCGCAATCTCTTCGATGGGGGTCCGGACGGCGGCGGGGAGAACGACAACACCGCGATGCTCTTCTTCCTGCAAGAGCGGGTCGAAGCGCTGCGGGACGCCGTAGCCCCGGATGCCGGCCTGATCCTCTGCCATCACACCCGCAAGACCACGAAGAAACAGCTCGTCGAGGACCCGTTCATGGCGCTCTCGGGCGCGGGCAGCCTCCGCAGCTTCTACACCTCCGGCGTGATCATGCACCGTCCCGACGAGGGCCGGCCGGAGCGGATGCTGCATTTCGAGCTGCGCAACGGCCCCGGCATCGAGCCGATGATCATCGACAAGGCCGACGGGCGCTGGGTCGTGGTGGACCGCTCTGGCGAGCGCCTCGTGCGCCGCGAATTTGGCGAGAAGCTCGACGCTGAGCGCGCGCGCAAACACGACGTGATCCTTCAACTGCTCTTCGATGAGGCCGAGGCCGGCCGACTCTACACCGCGCTGCAGTTCGCCGAGAGCTTCGAGAACCAGGCCGGGCTCGGCGGCAAGGACACGATCCGCGAACGGATCAGCGTGCTGGCGACGAAGGGTTTCATCAAGTTCGTTCGCGATGGCGCGCCGTTCGGCCTGCCAATCTCGCGCGTGCCCGTCCGGATCCCGGTCCTTCCCAGCACCTACAAATGCCCACAGAGCGGCGCGGCGCTGCCGGTCGAGAACCCCCTGGTCTGGGTCTATCAGACGGAGGAGACCTCGTGATGTGGCAGCCCATCCCGATTACGCGGACTTACGCAGGATCAAGTTGTGGCAAGTTGCGGCGAGCTGGGCGGCCAGCTTCCCAACTACTTTCGTTGCTTTTCGCGCCGCCGCGTGCCGTCCAGCCGTCCCGCGCACAATCAAGTTGGGAACGCGCGTCACAACTACCTTTGTTCCGGCTCGCGCTCCCACGCGATTTTGCGCAGATTCAAGTTGGGAAAGGATCGGTTGTCGCGGCCCTCCACAACTTGAATTTCTCCATCATTCACAATGCTTTGTCCTTCCCCAGAAGTTGTGGGGGTGAAAGCCACCCCCTTCGGGGGTGGGGGAGAACGCCGCAGGCGGGTTCTCCCACTCCCACCCCCAGGGGCTTCGCGCACGCACGGCGTGCAGGACCTCTCATCCGCAACAGCACACGAAAAGGATCGACCCGCATGAGCTTGCATCCATCACCCGTCCTTGTAGCCGACCGCCCACCTGCGCCCGTCGCCTCTGCGGATGCGGGCGGCGCCATCCTCGCGCTCGATCTCGGCACCAGAACGGGCTGGGCGCTGCGCACCTGCGATGGGTGCATCGTCTCCGGCACCGAGGACTTCCGATCCCGTCGTTTCGAAGGCGGCGGCATGCGCTACCTGCGCTTTGCCGACTGGCTCATCGAGCTGGCGATGCTGTCGCGAGGCATCGGCCGCGTCGTCTTCGAGGAGGTCCGGCGACATGCCGGAACCGACGCCGCGCACATCTATGGCGGCTTCCTCGCCACACTGAGCGCCTGGTGCGAGAGGGAGGGCGTTGCCTACCAGGGTGTCCCAGTCGGCACGATCAAGCGCTTCGCCACGGGCAAGGGCAATGCCGGCAAGGATGCTGTCGTCGCTGCCATTCGCCAGCGGGGCTTCCAGCCCGCTGACGACAACGAGGCCGACGCCATCGCGATCCTGCTCTGGGCCATGGAGACCCGAGGAGGCGTGCTGTGAAGTGGACACCGAGCCTCGTCGAGGAACGTCTCGCGGAAGCGGCCTTCGTGCTCAAGCGCCTGCCCGAACCCCGGCGGCAGGGATATTTCAGCGTCTGGCCGGAGGTCATCCATAGCTTCGCCGACAAGGTCGGACAGGAGCCGAAGCCGATGCGCGTCATCCCGTCACCCGCCGCGATCAGCCGGATGGAGGAGACGCTCAGCTGGACGGTGGGGCTCGATCCGATCGACGGCAAGATCGTCTGGCTGCGCGCCTACGGCGAGCGCTGGAAAACCATCTGCTGGACCGTGGGATTGCAGCGCTCGGCGGCGCACGAGCACTGGCTCTACGCGCTCTGCGTGATCGCGTGGCGGCTGAATCAGCGGAAAGTCCCGCGACTCCGGTCGCGGCGCTACGTGATTGAAATGGTCAAGGGGGCTTGCGAGGACCCGGCCAGTCACCCCAATTAACTTCTTGTCCGTACGTTGTCCGTATGATATGAAGGTCGGGACAGGAGATCCGCCATGCCAGCAGCCGAAGCCAAGTCCGAACGTATCGAGGTGCGCACCACGCCGAGCATGAAGGCGCTGCTGCAGCGAGCGGCCACGTTTTCGCACAAGAACGTGACGGAGTTCCTGCTCGAAGCGGGCATCCATGCCGCCGAGGAAGCGCTGGTCGATCGGCGCTTGTTCCGGCTGGACGACGCCCAGTGGCAAGCCTTCCAGGATGTTCTCGACCGTCCCGTCCAGAGCAAGCCGCGCCTCGCCAAACTGCTCGCCAAGAAGAGCGTGCTTGAGTGACGGCGGAGAACCAATCGTTCTCTGCCGTCCAAAAGCTCGATGCCTCCCACGACGTCGACGGGTTTGATTGCGGCAAGGAACCTCTCGATCGATTCCTGCAACGCCACGCTCTGGTCAACCAGAAAGCGGGCAGCGCTCAGACCTATGTCGTGTGCCGCGGGGAACAGCCTGTCGCGGGCTATTACAGCCTCGCGGTCGGTGCTGTCGAACATGCCGAGGCACCCGGTCGAGTCAGCAAGGGGCTTGCCCGTCATCCGATCCCGGTGATGCTCCTCGCTCGTCTTGCCATCGACCGATCCGAGCAGGGAAAGGGACTGGGCAAGGGGTTGCTCAAGGACGCGCTGCTCCGCACGGCCCAAGCGGCCGAGATTGCTGGTATCCGAGCACTGCTCGTACATGCCAAGGACGACGAAGCGCGCGCCTGGTACGAGCAGTTCGACTTCGAACCGAGCCCGACCGATCCCTATCACCTCTTCCTGCTGATGAAAGATCTGCGGGCGCTTCTCGGCGAGTGATCGCAAGCTCGCGAAGCGAAGCGGAAAGTGTCCGCCGGACACTTTTCGAAGAGACGAAAACCCCGGTTCTTGGGTAGATTCTGGCTATCCTCGGGAGAGGCGCGCGCGTCGCGGCCTTGGTCCCGCTTCCAGACGAGTTCGCGGGTCCTTCCTGGCGGAAATCGTATGCTGGCGGGCGAGGCGCGGCGTATCGCTTGGCAC